CTGTGCGACATTCTTCTTGTTTTGTTCGGTATTCAGACTAATGTACGGGGTTTCACCTAAAAAATTCCCCGCGGGTATATTTTTGAAAAACACTTTAAGTTTGTATGCGGTATTTTAGGGGGCTTACAGGTGCATTAACTAATGCTAGCGTTTTTTCCTCTCCTTTCGGCGCTAAAAAGTCTGTAAGTCTGCTAAAATACCACATACAAACTATATTTAATCTTGTGGAAAAGGAGGCGAAACAATGGCAAAACAAAGTAAAACTAATAAAGAAAGCACTGAGAAAAAAATTAGACCTGCAACAACTCCAGAAGCAAGAGAGAATCAGATGATAGCTTTAGCTGTAGACTTAGCTGAGAAGCAACTTATAGAGGGGACAGCATCTTCTCAAGTGATAACTCACTATCTAAAACTAGCTACAACTAAAGAAAAGATAGAAAGGGAGATACTTGAGAAACAGAAAGAACTTATAGTTGCTAAAACAGAGAACTTACAATCAGCTAAGAGAATCGAAGAGCTATATTCTAATGCTCTTAGGGCAATGCAAAATTATAGTGGGCAAATGACTAGTATGGATGGAGATGAAGATGATGAATATTAGAACCTATCAAGAATTGATTAAGCTAAAAACATTCAAAGAGCGATACCGCTATCTAAAATTAGGCGGTAAAGTTGGTGAAGAGACATTTGGCTTTGATAGATATTTGAATCAGAAGTTTTATAGGTCAGCAGAGTGGAAAAGAATAAGAGATTATGTAATTCTACGAGACAATGCTTGTGATTTAGGAATACCAGATAGAGAGATTGATAATAGAATCATCATTCATCATATGAATCCATTGACAAAGTATGATGTAATTAATCAAACAGAGTTTTTGTTGAATCCAGACTACATGATTTGCACTACTAAAAGAACTCATGATGCAATACACTATGGCGATGAAGATATACTATTTGGAGAATTTATAGAAAGGTCTAAAAATGATACTTGCCCATGGAGGAGGTAATGTAAATGATGGAAAGTATATTGCTTTCAATAAAGAAACTATTGGGTATAATGCCTGAGTATACAAACTTTGATGACGATATAATGATTCACATAAACACTGCTTTTGCTATGCTGAATCAATTAGGTGTTGGACCAAAATCAGGTTTTATGATAGTAGATGAAAACTCAAGTTGGGAAGAATATACAAACGAGAAAAATCTTAACATGGTTAAAACTTATATTTATCTAAAAGTAAGATTACTTTTCGATCCGCCAACTAGCAGCGCTTTAATTGAAAGCATTAATAGAACACTATCTGAAATAGAATGGCGTATATTTTTGGAAGGAGATCCTAAAATAGAAGATACACCACCTTCTGATGAAGTATAATTCGAAAGGAGGTGAGAGTATGAATGATGAGCTTAGACATTTCGGTGTCAAAGGAATGAAATGGGGAATTAGAAGATATGAAGATACATCTGGGCATTTAACTCCTGCAGGTAAGAAAAAATACGGCGACCGTGAATATGATGACAATCTTTCTAATAAAAAGAAAAGTGTTAAAAAACAAAAAGATGAAATAAATTCTAAGCGTAGAACTATAAAGTCAGGTACTGAATTTCAAACAATAACTAGAGGACAATATCAAAGCGGTAAGAAAAATCGTCTATATACAGCTTATACCGACTATGATAAAAACATGTACGCTGATATGATGGGTAATTTTATGTATGATGGAAGAGGATATAAGAATACGTTTATGGTTAAAAAAGACATATCAGTAGCTAGTGATAAGGATGTAGTTAATACATTTATGAAAATAGCAAAAGAAAATCCTGAACAAGTGGCTAAGGATATGGCAAAAGCCTATAACGATAATGTTATATTTATGGAGAAAACAGCGAAATCATACAAGAAGAAGATTTCCAAACTTAATGATCCTGAAAGTAAAAAAGCTAGAAAATTAGCCGAGGAATTTGTATCTAATGCTGTATTATCTAAGAAAGCAGAAACATCCAGTAATAATTTTTATGCTAATTTAGTAAAACAAGGTTTTGATGCCTTAAGTGATATCAATGACAGAAAAGGTACTGCTCAAGATCCATTGATAATACTGAATATGGATAAGATTAATCAAACTGGTTCTGTTAAGTTAACAAAAGACGATTTAAAATACTATGCTGATTATACTATGACTAAAGAAATAAAGAAAAAGAAAAAAGATTTGTCATCAATTCAACGTTAGGAGGTGAGTTAAATGTGGAATTTCAATTACAATGATAATGAACTTTATCATCATGGTATAAAGGGCATGAAATGGGGAGTTAGAAGAACTGCTGCCCAATTAGGGCATCCTACAGGAAAAGTCGATTTAAATAAAGCAAAAAAGAAAGTAGATGCTGCTGGTACAATAGTTAACGAAACAAGAAACATTAATAATGTTACATCTAAAAAAGGCCAAAAGAAAGCGCAAAAACGAAAATTATCCGAAGCTAAAACTATGACTGACCAGGAACTAAGAGATAGGGTCAACCGACTAAATATGGAACAACAGTATGTGAAAATGTCAGCTGAGCAAATTAATGCTGGGCGCTCAAATGTTAATTCTATATTAAACAATGTTGGAACTGCTATAAGCATTACAAGTTCAGCATTATCTATAGCCTTGGCCATACAAAAGTTAAAAGGATAACAGAAAGGAGAACTCAAAATGGCATTATCAAACACAGCCACTCCTATCTATTATGGTAAGTTTAGAGATGCCGTTATAAGAGGAGAGATTCCAGTATGTAAAGAGATTTCCATGGAAATGAACCGTATAGATGAGCTGATAGCTAATCCTGGAATCTACTATGATGATCAAGCTATAAACGGTTTCGTAGATTATTGTGAAAATGAACTTACATTAACCGATGGAGCGGATTTACATTTACTAGACTCGTTTAAACTTTGGGCTGAACAAATATTTGGTTGGTATTATTTTGTAGAAAGAAGTGTATACGAACCTTCCCCTGATGGACATGATGGCAGATATGTAACTAAGACTGTTAAGAAAAGATTAGTTAACAAGCAATATCTAATCGTAGCCAGAGGTGCAGCCAAATCTATGTACAGCTCATGTATACAGAATTATTTCCTAAACGTAGATACTACAACTACTCATCAAATAACAACAGCTCCCACCATGAAACAAGCTGAAGAAATACTATCTCCCATAAGAACTTCAATAACAAGATCTAGAGGACCTTTATTTCAGTTTTTGACTGAGGGTTCTATACAAAATACAACTGGCTCTAAAGCTAATAGAATGAAATTAGCGTCCACTAAAAAAGGTATAGAAAATTTTCTAACAGGTTCACTGTTGGAGATAAGACCGATGAGTGTTAATAAACTTCAAGGGTTGAGATGTAAAGTGGCGACAATAGACGAATGGCTTTCTGGCGATATAAGAGAAGATGTTATAGGTGCAGTTGAACAAGGTGCCTCTAAATTAGATGATTATTTGATAGTTGCAACAAGTTCAGAAGGGACCGTAAGAAATGGGAGTGGTGATACAATCAAAATGGAATTAATGGAAATTCTTAAAGGTGAATATGTTAATCCACATGTTTCGATTTGGTATTATCGACTTGATGATATAGAAGAAGTTAATAATCCTAGAACTTGGTTAAAAGCAAATCCAAATTTAGGAAAAACCGTCACATATGAAACTTATCAGTTAGATGTTGAAAGAGCTGAAAAAGCTCCAGCTACAAGAAATGATATTTTAGCAAAACGTTTTGGTATTCCAATGGAAGGTTATACATATTTCTTCACTTATGATGAAACTCTTCCACATAGAAAAAGAGATTTCTGGCAAATGCCATGTGCATTGGGAGCCGATTTATCGCAAGGTGATGACTTCTGTGCATTTACGTTCATGTTTCCTTTAAGAGATGGTTCTTTTGGAATTAAGACTAGAAACTATATAACGTCTAAAACACTTCATAAGTTACCAGGGGCTATGAGATTAAAGTATGATGAATTCTTACAAGAAGGAAGTCTTATAGTATTGGAAGGAACAGTTCTAGATATGACTGAAGTTTATGAAGATCTCGATGCTCATATAATCGAAAGAGATTATGATGTTAGATGCTTTGGATTTGACCCTTATAATGCAAAAGCATTTGTTGAAAGATGGGAATCTGAGAATGGTCCATTTGGTATAGAAAAAGTTATACAAGGTGCTAAGACCGAATCTGTTCCATTAGGTGAATTGAAAAAATTAGCAGAGGATAGAATGCTACTATTTGATGAAGAACTTATGACATTCGCCATGGGTAACTGTATAACTCTTGAAGACACAAATGGTAACCGAAAATTATTAAAGAAAAGATATGAACAAAAGATAGATGCAGTTGCCGCTATGATGGATGCATATGTTGCTTATAAATTAAACAAAGATGCATTTGAATAGGAGGTGAGATGAGTTGTGGAATTATATCATCATGGTATAAAAGGTATGAAATGGGGAATTAGAAGATGGCAAAATGAAGATGGAACTAGGAATGCTAAAGGTAGAAAACGATATGGAGAAGATCGATATAAAGATTATGGCGATGGTCGTATAGAAATTAAAAAAGGTGCTAAATTACAAAGAATAGTATTTGACAAACAAACAGCTAAACAAAATATTAAAGGTCAAACCTATGCGTCTATCGGAAAACACGATAATAATATGTATATGAATACACTAAGTAAAGCTGGAACATCAAAAGTATTAAACATGACAGCAAAAACTACTTTAAAATCTCCATCAACAGATGAAGCAGCAAGTACCTTTTTTAAAGTTCTGAAAAATAATCCAACTGCATTAAAAGAATATAAGGATGCTGTATCAAAAAATGCCAATTATTTACCTGTAAATGACGATAAAAAATTTAAAAAACATATGGATGAAATAATCAAAGGAAATGTTAGTAATAAAAAAGATGATGGTTTGAATCTGGATTTATATTATCTTAATGCTAACTATTTATTTGTAGATGATAAAAACATGCCAACAGCAAAGAAATTATTTTATCAGGAGTTAAAAAACAAAGGGTATAATATGCTTCGCGATGATTATGATACAGTAACAAATTATGGCGCAGTTAAATCCCCAATAATATTATTAGATGGAGAGGCGTCTTTATCTATTGAATCCGAAAAAGTAGTTAATAAAGCTATGTTAAAAAAAGCATCTAAATATTGCAATAAGTATGCAAGAAAAGGTGAAAAATGGGCCAATAAACAATGTGGAATAACATAGGAGGTGAGTAAAATGTGGGAGTATAATCATACCGATGAATTATATCATCATGGTATAAAAGGTATGAAATGGGGAGTTAGAAGAGCTAGACGACAAAATGCGAAAGTAGATAAAAGTTTTAAAAAATGGAAAGAGAATAGTGATAAAAAGTCCAACGCTATTGATCTTGGTAAAAAAGCTAATATCGCACGTATGGACTATGAAAGAGATAGATCAAATAAACAATTAAAGAAAACTTATAAACAGGCTAATAGAGATTATAAGAAAGCTTTAAATTCCAACACTACATACCGAAAAGGAGCCATAAGAGGTGAAGTTGGAAAAGATGCTTCTAGAAAATATTTAAGTGAAGCTAAAAAAGTTCAGAAACAATTAAACTCTGATCCGAATAATAAGGCTCTTAAGAAACAATACAACTATTTACAAGGTCAGCATGATGTACAAAGAGCTAAAGCTAGAAAAGCACCAGAAGTAGGAGCAAAGAGAAGCGCTAGAAAAGCCGCAGTTAAACGTGCAATGACTATGTCTGTAAAAGCAGCTGCCACTGCAGCAGCAATAGGTGTTGGTACAAAAGTTGTTAATGATGTAATGATGTCTAATAACGTAACTTTTAATGGACAGCGAGTTAAATTTAGTGCACAAAATGTAAATAGTGCGATAAACGCTATTAACAAAGGAAAAGAATTTATGGGATTCTTCTATTAATAAAGTAGGAGGTGAAAACGTCAAAATGGCTTTTAGTGATAGACTAATACATGCATGGAACGCCTTCCTGAACAAAGACCCAACACCAAGATACAATTATGGCGAACATATAAGCAGTTATAATCCTTTTAGAATGCGCCCAACCAGAGGTAACGAAAGAAGTATTGTTGTGTCTGTTTATAACAGAATAGCATTAGACGTAGCATCTATAGACATTATGCATGTTAAATTAGATGACAATGGTCGTTTTGTTGAAGAGATGGATACTAGTTTAAATGAGTGTTTAACTCTTAGCGCAAACATGGACCAGACAGCAAAAGCATTTATACAAGATGCCGTTATGTCTATGATGGATGAGGGTTGTATTGCCATAGTTCCTGTTGATACTACTATAAATCCTAATATATCTGGCTCTTATGATATAAACAGTCTAAGAGTAGGACAAATACTGGAGTGGCGTCCACAGCATGTTAAAGTTAGAATATACAACGATAAAACTGGACAGAAAGAAGATCTATTATTACCAAAAAGTATGGTTGCTATAATAGAGAATCCTTTATATGCGGTCATAAATGAACCAAACTCAACTATGCAGCGTCTTATAAGAAAACTTAATCTTTTGGATGTTATAGATGAACAAAGTGGTTCTGGTAAATTAGATTTAATTATACAATTACCTTATGTTATCAAATCTGAGGCAAGAAGACAACAAGCTGAAAATAGACGTAAAGACATTGAGATGCAACTTTCCGGTTCTAAGTATGGTATAGCCTACACTGATGGAACTGAAAAGATAACACAGTTGAATCGACCAGTTGAGAACAATCTAATGAAGCAGATTGAATACTTAACGAGTATGCTATATGGCCAGTTAGGTATCACTCAGACTATATTAGATGGTACAGCTGATGATAAAACTATGTTAAATTACTACAATAGAACAATTGAGCCTATAGTTTCAGCTATAGTTGATGAAATGAAAAGAAAATTTTTAACCAAAACAGCTAGAACTAGAAAACAAGATATAGTTTACTTTAGAGATCCATTCAAACTAGTTCCAGTTAACGATCTTGCCGAGATTGCTGATAAATTAACACGTAATGAAATAGCGACATCAAATGAAATTAGACAAATTATGGGATGGAAACCATCCGATGATCCTGACGCAGACGAATTACGTAACAAGAACTTAAACAAAAATGCTGAAGAAATCGAGAATGCGCCAGAAGTTCAAAATGCAGTAGACGATACTGAGAAGAAGGAGGAATAGTTAGAGATGAAGTATGACTTTAGTGGATGGGCAACTAAAAATAATATTAAATGCTCAGATGGTAGAACAATTTTAAAAGATGCCTTTAAACAACATGATGGGCAAACTGTTCCACTAGTATGGAATCATCAACATAACGAATCAGCTAATGTATTAGGTCATGCAGTATTAGAAAATAGAGACGAAGGCGTTTACGCTTATTGTACTTTCAATGATACAGAAGCTGGTAAGAATGCAAAACTACTAGTAGAACATGGTGATGTTACAGCTTTATCTATTTACGCTAATCAACTTAAACAAAAAGGTTCAAATGTAATGCATGGAACTATAAGAGAAGTAAGTTTAGTGTTAGCTGGTGCTAATCCTGGAGCTTTTATAGACTCTGTAATAAGACATGGCGAATTTTGCGATGACGAAGCAGTTATATATACAGGTGAAGAATTAGCATTATATCATGCTGACGACAACTCAAGTGATAAAGAAGATAAAGAAGGTAAAAAAGAAAATAAAAAAGGAGATGACAAAGTGGATAATAATGAAAAAACTATTCAAGATGTATTTGACACTTTAAATGAAGAGCAAAAAAATGTTGTATATGCTCTAATAGGGCAAGCTTTAGAAGATAAAGAAATGGCTCAATCTGCCATAGAAGAAAATGAAAATAATATTGAAGAAAATGGAGGAGAACAAGAAATGAAACATAATGTATTTGAAGGTAAAGAAACTGAAAACAATGATGTATTATCACATGATGCTATGGAAACTATATTAAAAGATGCTAAAAGATATGGATCTTTAAAAGAAAGCTTTTTAGCTCATGCTGACACTTATGGTATTAAAGAAATAGAATGGTTATTCCCAGACGCTAAAAACGTTAACGTGCCACCAGATTTCATAAAAAGAGATGACTCATATGTACAAAAAGTAATGAGAGGAGTTCATCATGTTCCATTCTCTAGAATAAAATCTATGCATGCTAATATAACTGCTGATGAAGCTAGAGCTAAAGGTTACATCAAAGGTAAAAGAAAGAAAGAAGAAGTATTCACATTACTAAAAAGAACTACTACTCCAACAACTATATACAAAAAGCAAAAACTAGATAGAGATGATGTTGTGGACATAACAGATTTCGATGTAGTAGCATGGTTAAAAATGGAAATGAGAATGATGTTAGATGAGGAAATAGCAAGAGCTATATTAGTTGGCGATGGAAGATTATCTGACTCTGATGACAAAATCAATGAAACTTGCATAAGACCTATATCTACAGATGATGATTTATACTGTGTTAAAGCTCCTGTTGCTGTAGCAGCAGCTGCAACTGAAGATGATATAGCAAAAGCATTTATAAAAACAGTTATAAAATCTAGAAAAGAATACAAAGGATCAGGAAGTCCAACTCTATTCACTACTGAAGATATTATAACTAACTGCTTATTGTTAGAAGATAAAAACGGAAGGGTAATATATGACACAGTTGATAAATTAGCTACAGCTTTAAGAGTTAAAGAAATAGTACCTGTTGAAGTTATGGAAGGAGCTAAAACTAAAGTTTCAACTGTTGAAAAACCTTTAATGGCTATCATGGTTAATTTAGTTGATTACTATGTTGGTGCTGATAAAGGCGGAGCTGTTAATATGTTCGACGATTTCGATATAGACTACAACCAACAAAAATACTTAATGGAAACTAGATGCTCTGGAGCATTAGTTAAACCTTACTCTGCAGTAGCAGTAGCATTAGATAAAGCTGAAGCTTAGAATAGAAAGGAATAATTCAAAATGGCAAAGTTTTGTGGAATAATCGGTTATGCTCTAACTGTCGAAACAGAACCTGGTATATACGAAGAACAGATAACAGAGAATATGTACTTCGGAGATGTAATACGAAACTCTAGACGTTTACAAGAAAGAAGTAAAATAAACGACGACATTAATATATCAAATCAGATTAGCATCATAGCCGACCCATTTGCCAATAATAACTTTCATGCAATGCGCTATGTTGTATTCATGGGAGCTAAATGGAAAATAACAGATGTTGAAGTTCAGTATCCAAGATTACTGTTAACGATTGGAGGCTTATACAATGAATAGAAGATTGGAACTACAATCAAAACTTGAGGACATAATGCAAAACAAACATGTATATTTTCAGCCTCCAGCATCTGTGAAATTAACTTATCCATGTGTAATTTATACAATTGGTGATGGCGACACTAAGCGTGCTAATGATAGTATATACCAATATATTAATAGTTATTCATTAATGTTTATTTATAAACAACCAAATATTGATATAATAGAAAACGTTTTAAAAGAATTTCAAATGTGTAAGTTTGAGAGAGCATATTGTAGTGATAATTTATATCATTACGTGTTTATGATTTATTATTAAAATTAAGGAGGAAAGCAAACATGGCTAAAATAGTTTGGGATGAAAGTGGTAAACGTCTTTATGAAACAGGCGTAAAAAATGGTGTATTATATTTACAAGATGAAGCTGGAGCATATACTAAAGGTGTAGCATGGAATGGTTTAACTGCTGTAACAGAAAGTCCTTCTGGGGCAGAAGCAACACCATTATATGCTGACGATATAAAATACTTAGAATTATTCTCAGCAGAAGAATTTGGAGCAACTATAGAAGCTTATACTTATCCAGAAGAGTTTGAAGCTTGTGATGGTTCTGCATCTTTAGGAACAGGTGTTACTATAGGTCAACAAGATAGAAAAACTTTCGGATTATGCTATAGAACAGTTCTAGGTAATGATGTTAAAAGTAATGAATATGGATACAAGCTACATTTAATTTATGGCGCAAAAGCTGCTCCTAGTGAAAAAGGTTATAAAACAATAAATGATAGCCCAGAAGCAATAACTTTCTCATGGGAAATAACTACAACACCTGTAAATGTAGCAGGATTTAAACCTACTGCATCTATTACTATAGATTCTACTAAAATAGACCCTGAAAAATTAAAAAAAATAGAAGATATGTTATACGGTGAGGGAGCAACTGAAGCTAAATTACCATTGCCTGATGAAATAAAAACATTACTTGCTTCTGCATAATTGTTGGATAATTTATTTTTATAATATATAAAAGAGTCCTCGCATTTTTTACGGGGACTCTTATATTTTAATTTTTGATTAAGGAGAGATTTGAATATGTTAAAGAAAACTGTAACTTATACTGATTATAATGGCGTTGAAAGAACTGAAGATTTCTATTTCAACCTATCTAAAGCTGAGGTAACTGAAATGGAATTATCCGTAGACGGAGGACTAGCTCAAATGCTAGAAAACATCGTTAACTCAAAAGACAATAAAGAAATAATACGTACTTTCAAAGACATAGTACTAAAAGCGTATGGGGAAAAATCACCAGATGGAAGAAGATTCATCAAGAGTAAGGAATTATCAGATGCATTTTCTCAGACAGAAGCATACAGCGAAATATTTATGGAATTAGCACTTGATGATAAAGCTGCTACAGATTTCATAAATGGTATATTACCTACTAGCATGAAATAGAAAGGTTAAGGTGACTGGAGATGTTAAAAATAACTGTACCTGCAATGGAATACTACGATGAAGTTAATAACGAATTTATATTATTCAAGGAACAGCCCTTACAACTAGAACATTCTCTAGTCTCCATTTCAAAATGGGAAGCTAAATGGCATAAACCATTTTTAGATGGAAAAGATAAAACGCTTGAAGAAGTAATAGATTATGTTCGTTGTATGACAATAACCCAAAATGTTAATCCAGAAGTATATACCCGCTTAACTGAAAATAACTTAAAAGCTATAAATGAATATATAGAAAACCCAATGACTGCTACGACCTTTAGTGATACAAATCAGACTTCTAATAGGGAAATTATAACCTCTGAAATAATATATTATTGGATGGTTGCTTTTAATATTCCATTTGAATGTCAAAAATGGCATATTAATAGATTGTTAACTCTTGTAAAAGTATGCAATATTAAAAACTCCCCTCCTAAAAAGATGGGAAGAAATGAAATACTACAACGAAATAGAGCATTAAACGAAGCGAGAAAGAAAAAATTAAATACTAAAGGATAGGTGAATGCTATGAATTCATTCGATCGTGTTGCTAATAATCGTCATAAAAATAATAATAAACGTATTGCAAAAGAAATTATAACTGGTAAAAAGAGTAAATTATGTACCAAAGAATTAAGCACAGCCGGATACGACAAGCACATAGTTGACGAGAGAGTTAATACCATGCTTAGAAAAAGAATGAATTTATCAATACATGAAGTAGCAGAAGAGGTTGTAGAAGGTAAATGGGGAGAAGATGAAATTTGTAAAACATTATTAGAAGAAGCGGGATATAACTATAACGATGTTATGCATGAGATCCAACGTCTTAATAAATAAAGGCGGTGAGATTGAACAATGAAAATAAGAATCACTAGCAAAGGTGATTTCAATAAAACATTTAAATTTTTAGAAAAGATGAAAAATTTTCAGATTAGACAGATACTTGAACGTTATGGGCAAGAAGGTGTATCAGCGTTATCTAGCGCTACTCCGACCGATACTGGAACTACAGCAAATTCATGGAGTTATGAAATAGAATCAAAAGGCGATACTCACGCTATTTATTGGTCTAATAGCAATACTAATAAAGGGGTTAATATTGCAGTAATACTCCAATATGGTCATGGTACCGGTACCGGTGGTTATGTAGCAGGAAGAGACTATATAAATCCGGCCATGAGACCTATATTTGATAGGATAGCCGAAGAAGCATGGAAGGAGGTTGTTAATGCATGAGTTCAATTGATAAAAGAATTGTCCAAATGGAGTTTAATAATCAAGGATTTGAGAGCGGAGTAAGAACCACTCTAAATAGTCTTAAAAATTTAAACGAAAAGCTCAAAATGAATGAAGGTAGTAAAGGATTAGACAACATTGGTAGAGCTGCAAGTAAAGTTAATTTAAATGGTTTAGGTCAAAGCGTAGAAACTGTTAAAGCTAAATTCTCATCCCTTGGTGTTGTAGGCGCAACAGTGTTAGCTAATATAACTAATAGTGCAGTTAATGCTGGTAAAAACTTAGTTAATGCATTAGCTATACAACCTATAACTGATGGGTTTCAAGAGTATGAAACCAAGATGAACTCTATACAAACCATATTAACAAATACAGCACATCAAGGTACTACTTTAAAAGATGTAACAAAAACTTTAAACGAATTGAATGACTATGCTGATAAAACTATATATAACTTTGCCGAAATGACAAAAAATATAGGTACATTTACCGCAGCAGGGGTTGACTTAGATACTTCTACAGCAGCGATAAAAGGTATAGCCAACTTGGCAGCTGCATCTGGTTCATCATCAGCGCAAGCATCAACCGCAATGTATCAATTATCACAAGCTTTGGCTACAGGTAAAGTATCATTACAAGACTGGAACTCAGTAGTAAATGCTGGTATGGGTGGTAAACTATTCCAAGATGCATTAATAAGAACTTCCGAAGTAATGGGTACAGGCGCTGACGCAGCAATTAAAAAATATGGTAGTTTTAGAGATAGTTTAACTGAAGGTAAATGGTTAACTGGTGACGTATTAACCGAAACATTAAAACAAATTTCTGGAGCATATACAGAAGCTGAATTAAAAGCTCAAGGGTATACTGACGCGCAAGCGAAAGCAATAACTCAATTAGCAGAAAATGCTACAAAGGCCGCTACAGAAGTTAAAACTGTTACACAATTATTTGATACAATGAAAGAATCTGTCGGTTCAGGATGGGCTCAATCATGGGAATACATTATAGGAGACAAAGATCAAGCGACTAAACTTTTAACCTCTGTTAGTGATGGTTTTAATAATATAATTAAACCGTCCACAGATGCAAGAAACGCAATGCTTAAATTTTGGAATGAGAACGGCGGTAGAGATGATGTTATAAAAGGTGTAACAAACATAGTGCAAGGCGTAGGTAAAGGTCTTGGAGCAATTAAAGATGGTTTTAGAGATGTATTTCCACCTATGACTGGAGAAAAGCTAGTTCAAATCTCAGAAGGGTTTAAGAACCTTACTGAAAAATTCAAAATGAGTGATTCTACAGCTAGTAAAATTAAAAATACATTTAAAGGTGTATTCTCAGTTCTTAATTTAGGAAAAAATGCAGTAACTACTTTATTTAAAGCTTTTTCGCCATTAACAAACGTGTTTGGTACTATTGGTAAAGTGCTATTATCGGTTACTTCTGGTATAGGTAAATTCGCTTCGAGCCTAAATGATGCTGCTAATAAGAGTAATTTCTTTGGCAAAATTTCAGATGGTATTTCAAATGGACTTAATGCTATAGGCTCTATTATTAGTGGAGCAGGAAAAGGTATTATTTCATTCTTTGATTATTTAAGCAAGCTAGATTTTAGCAAAGTATTCAGTACTATAGGTGGTGCAATACAAGGAATAGGAAATGGTATAGCTCCAATACTTGAAGGTGTAGGTAAAGCATTAGGTACAATAGATTTCGGAGCAATATTCGGAGCTCTTACTGCATTAATAACAGGTGGAATATTCAAAACTATAAAAGGTAGTTTAGACACATTGAAATCTACAGTTGAAGGTTCAACAAGTTTCTTTGATTCGATAAAAAAAGTTGGAGATTCAGTATCAGATATATTAGATTCAGTAGGAGAATCATTAACTGCATGGTCACAAAACATAAAGGCTGGAACTCTATTAAAAATTGCAGCCGCAGTTGGTATATTAGCATTTTCATTAGCCACTCTATCAACAATCGACGAAGCAGGATTGAATACTTCTTTAACTGGTATAACAGCATTATTTGCAGAATTAATAGGTGCAATGGTACTCTTAGAAAAAATAGAATTAACTAAAGGTTTTGGTAAAATGACTGGAATAGCAACTGCCATGGTTGGAATGTCTATAGCTATATTATTGTTATCAGCATCAATGAAATCCTTATCTAGTCTCAATTGGGGAGAAATAGTCAAAGGATTAGTCAGTATTGCTGGCTTAATGGTTACAATGTCTGCTGCTGCAAAACTTATGGAAGGTTCAGGTAAAGGTTTGATTAAAACCGCTACATCTATGATAGTATTCGGGGCTGCGATTGCAATATTTGCTTCATCAGTCAAATCGCTTGGTAATATGGACACAGATAGCCTAATTCAAGGTCTTGTTGGTATAGGTGCAGTGTTAACAGAAATGGTAGCTTTCGCAAAATTAATGGATGGCGTCAAAATGGGATTAGGTAATGCTGCAGGAATATTAATATTAGCGGCCGCATTAAATGTATTAGCATCAGCAGTAAGTCAGTTTGGTAACATGGACTTAAGCTCATTAGTACAAGGTTTAGCTGGTATTGGTGTGATATTAACAGGGTTATCAGTATTCTCACGTTTTGGAACTACATCAGGAGGAATTATAACTACAGCTATCGGATTAACTGCATTGGCAGTCGCATTAAATCTTATGGTTCCTGCAGTTAAGGGTATGGGCTCTATATCTTGGGAAAATTTAGCTAAAGGCTTACTTGGTATGGCTGGTTCATTAGTCGTATTAGGAACTGCAACAGCATTAATATCAGGAGGAAAATTATCATTAGTGGCAGTTGGTGTTGGCTTAATGTCTGCCTCATTATTAGTATTAAGCGCTGCTTTACAATCTTTCGCTAGTATGTCTTGGGAATCATTAGCTGTTGGACTTGTTGCTTTAGCTGGTTCGTTAACTATATTAGGTGTGGCAATGTATGCAATGTCTGGTTGTATATTAGGCGCAACTGCTATGGTTATTATGGCTGGAGCATTAGCATTATTGACTCCACAATTGATGGCATTAAGTTCACTTAGTTTGCAACAAGTTGGAACTGGGTTATTAGCATTAGCAGGAGGATTTGCTGTTATCGGTGTGGCAGGACTTCTATTAACTCCACTAGTTCCTACATTAATAGCATTATCAGGTGCTATAGCTTTATTAAGCGTATCTTGTGCTCTAATAGGTGCTGGTTTATTAGCATTTGGTACTGGTTTAACATTAGTTGGAGCAGCCGTTGCAGGTAGTGGATACGCAATAGTTGGATTTATAAATCAGCTTATAGGTTTATTACCAACGTTAGGAACTAATTTGGCTCAAGCAATAACTAATCTTATAACTGGTCTTGCAGCTGGTTTACCTCAAATATTGACTGCCGTAACACAACTTATAACAGGTTTATTACAAGCATTAACTAATTGTATACCACAAATAATTACAACTGCTACTGCACTTGTAATTGCTTTGGCCACAGCAATAGGTCAGGCAGCTCCTAAGCTTATAGAAGTTGGAGTAAACTTAATATTGAATTTAATGCAAGGAATAGCAGATAATATAGAAAAATTAGTAACAGTTGGAGCAGAGATTGTAGTGAATTTTATAAATGGTATAGCCGAACATATAGGAGAAATAATAAACGCTGGTATTAACTTGGCTATAAAATTTATAGATGGTGTCGCTAAAGGATTAAACGAAAATTCCGATAGACTTGGTCAAGCTGTAAGTAATTTAATCCAAGCAGTGGTTAGAGCCGCTGTATCCTTAGCAGGCAGCGCAGTTGGAGGATTGGCACAAGCTGGTGGAAAACTTATCGGTGGACTTATAAAAGGAATCAAAGATAAGGTTGGTCAAGCCGGAAGTGCAGTTAAAGAAGTACTTACTAGATGTAAAAATGCTCTTGCTGGAGCCGCTACTGCTTTACTTGATAAAGGTAGACAATTAATTACAGGTTTTATTAAAGGAATCAAAGATAAGCTTAGTGCGGTTGCTAGTGCAGCTAAAGAAGCGCTTAATAGATGTAAAAATGCTCTTAGTGGAGCCGCTACTGCTTTAGTTGATAAAGGTAGACAATTAATAACTGGACTTATAAAAGGAATAAAAGATAAGATTAGTGCAGTTGGAAATGCTATAAGAAGTGCGATAAATGCAGCTAAAAGTGCCGCTAGTGGGGCAGCTAATGCATTAGTAAGTGCTGGTAAAAATTTGATAAATGGTTTAGCATCAGGTATTAAATCTGGTATTACTGCTGCGAAGAATGCAATATCAAGTGGAATACGTGGTGTTGTAAATAAAGCTAAGGAGATATTAAAGATACATTCACCTTCTAGAGTATTTATGGAAATAGGTAGATATACAGTTTTAGGTTTAGCAAAAGGGTTGACTAAATATGCTAGTGTTGCAAACAAACCAGCTGAAGGATTAGCACAATCAGTCATAAAATCTACTAATAAAGCATTAAATGTGGCAAGTAAAGTTCTTAATTCTGATATGGATGTAAACCCTGTTATATCTCCAGTGTTGGATTTGACAAATGTTGAAAATGGGGCTAGTAGATTAAATAATTTATTATCAAACAGAACTATGTCTATAGCTGGTGTATCTGGTGGAATCTCAAAATCTATCGGTTCAGTTCAAAATGGAGTTAGTAACGAGGAAATAGTATCAGCTATAAAAGACTTAAAAAATGGATTAGGAAATACAAGCAATACTACTTATCAAATAAATGGTATCACATACGATGATGGAAGCAATATTACTAATGCTGTTGAAACTCTTGTTAGAGCAGCTAAAATGGAAAGGAGGATATAAGTAATGGCAACTAAGTATCATATTGTTAAAAGAGGAGATTTACCAAGTCCTATATGTAAAAAATATGGGATATCACTAAGTCAGTTGGTAAAGCTTAATCATTTAAAGAAAAATAGATATGGAAATTATCTTATATATATCGGTCAAAAACTAATTATATCAGGAAAGACAACGACTTCACATAGTACACCAGATAAGAAACCATCTTCTACAAAATCTAATTGTCCAAAAATTGTTCATTTTGGTTTACAGTCAGATACTGATAGTACAGTATTTGCTACTTGGGAGTGGTCAAGATCTAATACAGATAAATACAAAGTTGTATGGAACTATCATACTGGAGATGGTGTATGGTTTATTGGTGAAGAAAAAGAAATTACTGCAGAACAAAGTACTTACAATGCACCAAACAATGCTGAAAAAGTTAGATTTAAAGTGAAGGCTATATCTAAGAAACATAAGGTTAATAAAAAAGAAGTTAGTTATTGGACTGCTGACTATACGGATTGGAAAACCTATGACTTTGACAACAATCCTCCGAAAATGCCTCCTGTTCCAACTGTAAAAATAGAAAAATATACATTAACAGCATCGTTGACAAATCTTGATGACATAAATGCAACTGAAATAGAATTTCAAGTAATTAAAGATAATTCAAAAACTTATAAAACTGGAGTAGTAAAAATAAATAAATGGGCTGCATCTTTTTCGTGTACTATAGAAGCAGGGCATTCATATACAGTTCGTGCTAGAAGTAAACGTAATAAATCTTATAGTGGATATTCTGACTATTCAGATGGATCTAAAACAATACCTTCTGCACCAGCTAGTATCGAGTATATTAAAGCTTTATCAGAAACGTCAGTTCAACTTAAATGGAAAGAAGTAACTAACGCTACAAAGTGCGAAGTTCAATATACTACTAAAAAAATGTATTTCGATAGTTCTAGTGAAGTTAAATCATTAACTGTAACATCTAAATCTTATGCTGAGGTTACAGGACTTGAATCTGGTCAAGAATATTTCTTTAGAGTTAGAGCAATAAATGATCAAGGAGAATCCGGCTGGTCTGAAATAGTATCTATAACAATAGGTAAAGCTCCAGCCGCTCCGACAACTTGGGCGTCAACCACTACAGCTATTGTCGGAGAAAAAGTTATATTATATTGGGTACACAATTCAGAAGATGGTTCTAGTCAAACTACAGCAGAATTAGAATTAATTATCGGCGATACTAAAGAAACACACACAATAACTAACACAACAGAAGAATCTGAAAAAGATAAAACTAGCCAATATGTTTTAAGCACATTTACTTATACTGAAGGAACGACAATAAAATGGAAAGTAAGAACTGCAGGTATAACAGGAGTATACGGTGATTGGTCAACACAAAGGGTAATTGATATATATGCTCCGCCAACATTAAGTTTGAGTATAACTGATAAGGCAGGAACATCGTTAGCTGTTCTTGAAAGCTTTCCATTTTATATAAATGGCGTAACAGGTCCTGCAACACAAACTCCTATAGGTTATCACGTAACTATTACATCAACAGAAACTTATAGTACCGTTGATGAGATAGGAAACGTCAAAATGATTAGTGCTGGTGATGATGTTTACTCTCAATTTTATGATATTTCAGAAAATTTAGCCTTAGAAATTTCAGCACATAGTGTGGATTTAGAAAATGGCGTAACATATAAAGTTACAGTTGTAGCATCTATGAATTCAGGTTTAACTGTTGAAGAATCTGCTGAATTCGAAGTAGCATGGACAGATGAACAATACACACCTAATGCAGAAATATCCATAGATGAAGAAACCCTTTGCGCTTATATACATCCATATTGTGATTATTATCCAATGGTATGTTATAAAGTTGAATTGAGTACTACCACAGGAACATATGTGCGAACTAGCGAAATAATATCAGAAACTATAGAAGGAACTTCAGTTGACGAGGCATTTACAGAGAATGGTGACGTAGTTTATTATGGTACTCTATCATCAGGAACAGGCGTATATTTCTGTGAAGTTGAATCAGAAGTCAGCGAATTGGTAGACGGAATAACTCTATCAGTATATAGAAGAGAATTTGATGGTTCATTCGTTGAAATCGGAACGGGTATATTAAATACAAGCAATACTTTTGTAACAGACCCTCATCCCGCATTAGACCTTGCAAGATATAGAATAGTCGCTATATCAGACACAACAGGTGCAGTAAGTTATACTGATATTCCTGGAGTTATTGTTGGTGAAACAGCTGTCATTATACAATGGGATGAAGCATGGACAGAATTTGATACAACAAATGAAGATGAAATGGAACAACCTGCATGGGCTGGTTCAATGCTGAAATTACCATATAATATAGACGTATCTGATTCAAATGATTCAGATGTAACGTTAGTCGAATACATAGGAAGAAAAAGACCTGTTAGTTATTATGGAACTCAATTAGGTTCTACTTCTTCATGGAAAGTCGATGTAGCTAAAGAAGATAAAGACACTTTATATGCATTAAGAAGACTTGCTGTATGGATGGACGACGTATATGTAAGGGAACCTTCAGGAAGTGGATATTGGGCTTATATAAAAGTGTCATTTAGTCAAGAACATTGTAATTTGGTAATACCAGTTACACTTGACATAACAAGAGTAGATGGAGGTGCATAATATGGCGGATTGGTCATCTACTATGCAACAGACATTTGAATATTATATAGTTGATCCTGGAACATGGAAAGATATTAAAAAAATAGAGAATGTTATACAGAGCACTATAAAGAGAGATTCTAGTGCTGAAACCTTGGGTTCTGCGACTATAGACGTTGCAGAATCTTTAGGTGAATGCTATATAAGAATTTATCTGATAACAATTCAAAATGGAGTTAGAGAAAAGCATCCTTTAGGTACATTTTTAGTGCAAACGCCTTCGTATAAGTTTGATGGTAAGATTCAAACTATATCTTTGGATGCTTACACTCCTCTATTAGAACTTAAAGAAGGCATGCCTCCTCTTGGATATTCTATACTAGAGGGTAATAATATAATGAACAATGCTTATACACTTGTTCGAGAACAAGCAAGAGCACCTGTTGTAAAAACTGAAAATGAAAAGAATTTATTTAACGATTTTGTATCAAATACTGATGACACATGGATTACTTTCTTATCTGATTTAATAGCAAATGCTAAATACACATTTGGATTGGATGAAATGGGTCGTATTATATTTATGCCGGTGCAAGATACGGCATCTCTACAACCAGTATGGACTTATGACGATAGTAATAGTTCTATATTATACCCTGATTTAGATATAGACAGGGATTTATATGGAATACCAAATGTTGTCGAAGTAATATATTCGAATGGTAAAGATATTTATACAGCAAGAGTTGAAAATAATGATGAAAATAGCCCAATATCAATACAGAATAGAGGTAGAGAAATAATACATAGAGAAACTAATCCTAATTTATTAGGCGACCCTACAAAAAACCAAATAGATGAATATGCAGAACAGCTTCTTAGAAATTTATCAACATTAGAGTATACAATATCATATACCCATGGTTATTGTCCAGTAAGATTAGGTGATTGTGTTAGAATAAATTACGAAAGAGCAGGATTAAAAAACATAAAAGCTAAAGTCATTAGTCAATCTATAGAATGTAAACCGGGATGTCCGGTTACAGAAAAAGCAGTATACACAAATAAATTATGGGGGTGATTTAAATGAGTCTGTCTAATGATTTGATATCTCAATTTGTAAAAATAACGAGAGACCAAACTGTAGAGAAAAAAGAATCAATAGTTTATGGTACGACAGTAGAATATAATTCTAAGATGTACGTCAAAATAGACGGTTCCGATTTATTAACTCCCATAACCACTACTGCTGATTTACAATCTGGAGAAAGAGTAACTGTAATGATAAAAGATCATACTGCTACAGTTACTGGAAATATTACTTCTCCTTCAGCTAGTTCAATTAAAGTTAATAAATTAGAAGAAGATATGTTGCAAGTCGATAAACTTATAGCCGATAAAGCAAACATAAAAGACTTAGAAGCAATTAATGCTACTATAAAAAATTTAAAAGCTAAAGATGCAGAGATAGAAAAATTAGTAGCAGATAAAGCTACAATAAAAGACTTAGAAGCAGTTAATGCTACTATAACTAATTTAAAAGCTAAAGATGCAGAGATAGAAAAATTAGTAGCTAATAAAGCAAATATAAAAGACTTAGATGCTATAAATGCTGATATTAAAAGTTTAAAAGCAGATAAAGCAAGAATAGATGTATTAGAAACAAAATATGCCGACATAAACACATTGGTTAATGGCCATTTAACATCTGAAAACATTCAATCACTTCATTTAACAGCAGCGAATACAACAATTGAAAATGCATTAATAAAAGACGCCATGATAGATACTATAAGTGCAAGTAAAATTAATACTGGCATAATTAATACGAACAATGTTAGTATTCAAAGCGATGATGGCTCTATGCTGTTGCAAGGTAATCTTCAACAGTTCAAAGACAAAGACGGTAAGGTACGTATACAAATAGGGAAAGATGCTACTGGAAATTTTACGTTTGTTCTTTATGATGAAACTGGTAAAGGTCAGCTTATTAATCAAAATGGTATTCAATCAAGTGATGCTATTAAAGATGGGTTAATCGTTGATAGTAAAGTAGCTGATAATGCCAACATAAATGGAAGTAAGCTTGATATAAGCAGTGTTATCAGTAACATTAATAATAACACTAGCACAATTAAAGCTAGTCATATAAAATTTGATGACACCGAACAAACGTTAGATGTATCTTTTAACCAACTTAAAAAGACTGTTGACACAATAAAAGATATAACTATTGATGGAGATTTAAGTGGAGTTATTGAACAAGTAACTACTAATACAACTAATATTGGTATAGCTCAAGGACAAATTAGCACTTTAATCGACAATACAACTATTACAAAACAAGATGGAACGGTCACACAACTAAAAGATGAATATAATAAAACCAAAGATACTGTTAATGAGCATAGCGTTACAATAGGTAAATTGGAAACTAATTACAAAGGAACATTAACAAAGACTGCAACCCAATACTATGTATCTACAAGCAATACTACTCAAACTGGTGGTAACTGGATAGAAGATACTACTCCTAAATGGGAAAATGGAAAATATATATGGCAAAGAATAAAATACACACACGGTGATGGTAGCGTAACATACTCTACCCCAGTATGTATTCAAGGAGCTAAAGGTGAACAAGGGGCTAAGGGTGACAAAGGTGACCAAGGTTTACAAGGTATCCAAGGAGAACAAGGCGTACAAGGTTTACAAGGTGAACGAGGTGAACAAGGTATCCCAGGTACACCTGGTAAAGATGGTAAAGATGGTAAAACAACATATTTCCATATAAAATATAGTACCAATGCAAATGGTAATCCAATGACCGAAACTCCAAGCACTTATATAGGTACATATGTTGATTATGACCCAAATGATAGTACTGATTATAAAGCTTATAAATGGAGTAGATTTGAAGGTATGCAAGGGGAACAAGGTATACCTGGAACTAATGGTGTAAATGGGCAAACTTATTACCTACACATTAAATATAGTGATGACGGTAAAACTTTTACAGCAAATAAGGGTGAAACTCCTGGCGCATATATAGGAATTTATACTGATACAAGCGATAAAGACAAGGAAATATTTGCTGCATACACATGGAGTAAAATAAAAGGTGAGCAAGGTGTGAAAGGTGATAAGGGGGACCAAGGTCTACAAGGGGTGCCAGGAGCACCAGGAACAGACGGTAAAACTTATTACACATGGATTAAATACGCTGACTCTATAGCTGGTGACGGTATTAGTAATGACCCAACAGGAAAAACATATATAGGTTTTGCATATAACAAAGAAACACAAACCGAAAGTAATGCTCCTTCAGATTATACATGGAGCTTAATTAAGGGAGATAAAGGTGACCAAGGTGTACAAGGTGATAAAGGTAAAGATGGTGCTACTCATTACACTTGGATAAAATACAGTGATAATTCAGATGGTACAGGATTATATGATACACCAAAAGCCAGTACAATGTATATTGGTATCGCTCCAAATAAAACAACATCTACTGAAAGCGCCAACAAAGCTGACTATATATGGAGTAAGTTTAAAGGCGATAAAGGAGATAAAGGGGATAAAGGGGATAAAGGAGATCAAGGATTACAAGGTGTTCCGGGAACACCAGGTCAAGACGGTAAGACTTATTATACATGGATAAAATATGCAAATGATATTAAAGGGACTGGTATTAGCAATGACCCTACAGGTAAAACTTATATAGGTTTCGCTTATAATAAAACAACTGCTACTGAGAGCAATACTCCTACTGATTATACATGGAGTTTAATCAAAGGTGATAAAGGTGATGCTGGTGTAAAAGGTGAGAATGGTAAAGATGGTAAAACTTATTACACATGGATTAAATATAGTGATAATGCAGACGGCACAGGACTATACGATGTACCAAAGGATACAACAAAATATATAGGTATTGCAATAAATAAAACAACTGCAACTGAAAGTAATACGCCTACTGACTACACTTGGAGTAAATTTAAGGGCGATAACGGTGAACAAGGGGATAAAGGACAATCATTAGTTGATTCAGTTCCGCAGTGGTATTTATCTACTAGTAACACTACACAAACTGGCGGCAGCTGGGTTGAAAGTATGCCGTCTGTAGTACAAGATAAATACTTATGGTTAAGATATAAATTAGTATGGCAGAACCCTACACAAACTACTTATACAACACCAACATTGGAACAAGTGGCAGAACAAGTAAAAGATGTAACTAGTAAACAAGCAAAATTAGAGCAATCTTTAGATGGGTTCAAAATGACAGTAAGCAGCACATATGCAACAAAAGAAGGACTAAATGAAGTTAAGGAATCGATTCAAAATCAAGACGGGTATACTATAATACTTAGTAAAGAGTGTATAGTAACTACTTGTGATTAATGGAGGTGTTTATATGGCAACAATAACAGTATCAAGTAATCCTAGTACAACAGGAGATACGTTGACTGTAAATTTTACAACAGATGCCACTAATATTTCCGACATTTTACTAAGTAAAGATGGAGGTAGTACTTATATAAGTGCTACTTCATTTACCAACTCTAGTGCCGTTTTTAATATTAGTAACTGGGATAACGGGACATACAATAACTGCAAACTAAAATGTGTGTACACTGAAACTAGTAGTGGTGGAGGGGAAGCTCCTGATAATAGTTGGGAAGTAGAGAGCCCTTCAAATAGTTTCATAGTAACAACTGATTTTGGGGGTAATACAAGCCCTCTTATGAGAAATGAAAAATGTACTTATACAGCTGGCGGGATGACTATGGGAACTGGTAGTTATTCTGTAATAGATAAATATATGAGTTGTGACTTATGGAGAATGGAGGCTGAAGTAGAAGTTCTCGATAAATCTTCAGTTTTTGGTTTCTTGACAGAACCAATAATAAACGGAGTACCAACTTCCGGTGCACAAAAGGGTGCTTTGATGTTATTCGATAGTGGCTATATAAGACTGTATGACCATTACACAGGATATTTCAAAATACCTACTACTGTAAGAGCACAGACACCTTTTACTATAGAAACTGGTAAGAAATACAAAATAAAAGGTCAAAAGCATGGATGGATTTATACTTTCACCATTACAGATACTACTAATAGCAAGAATACATCTCTAGTTACTTATACTAATGACGGTAAGAACTCAAACGACCAATACTGTGGTAAAGGATGGGGACTTCCCGGTGTTTGTTGTGTTAGTGGAAGTATTAAGGTGCATTCGTTCACATATAATTTATTATGTAATCCGAATCCTAAAGCAATTATATTTGGAGATAGTATCACAGAAGGTACTAACCTAGGAGGAGGAACAGGAACTTATGATAAGTGGTCATCTCAAGTAAGGGACAAATATTATAATGGTAATTGTTTAATATGTGGTAGAGGTTGGTCTACTACAAATGATATGATGCTAAGAATGAAGGCTATCCATGAATTAGGAATTAAACCCCAAGAAAATGTTATTGTTTTAATAGGAGCTAATGATGTTAGAGGATCGGATGAATGGTTAGAAGGTTGGAAAACAGATATGAAAGAAAAAGTCGTTCCTTATATAAAAGATACTTTTGGTGTTGACCCAGTCATATGTTGTTTAACTTTATGCCAAACAGATACGGGCGACAGAGTAAAGAACGCGAATGCCTGGATATTACAGCAAAACTGGAAGTCTCCACGATTTGATAAAGCAACATCTGCTAACGAAGATGGAACAACTTACTCCAGTCAATATTCAACAGACGGTCTGCATCCTAATAAACTTGGTTCAGATAGAATGTTTGCTTTCTTTAAAGCATGTATGACTAATACCGAAGTAGAACTTCCAGGTGGCGGAAGTACTGCTGAAAATCTAACTATAAGTAATATAGGAAATTTAACACAAACTGAAAAAACGGAATTTTATATTGAATATACTACAAATATAGCAGTAACAAAGCATGAGGTTTCATGGGATGGAGGAAGCACATTCTATGATAAAACAAGTGATGTAACTTCTAGCGGAACAACTTATAAATTTAAACATGATAATGGCGGCAGTGCTGGAACTTATCAAATGGCTATAAGAGTTACAACAGCCAAAGGTACTACTAAGACAAGTAATATATTTACTGTTACTTTACAAAGCGCATCTACACCAGAGCCAGAACCAGGAACTATAGGTAACATGACTTATGGTAAAGGTATAGATCAAACTACACATCTTATTAAGGATGACGCTGCATGTTGGGCAACAGTTGACCCTGTAACAGTTGAACAAGGTGCGACTTATACATTACAAATGGATGGAACATGGGTATGGGGATACGCTTTTGATGATAGTGATAATTATGTTAGTGAATTATTTACAAGTTCAGGTAATAATAACTACAAAAATACATTTACCGCACCGACGACTAAGATAAGATATGGTTGTTATGACCCAGGTAAGTATTTAACATATTGCAATCTAACTAAAACAAGTGGTGAAAGTTCATAGGAGGTGATTGCTTATGAGTGAAATATATAGTAATTCATTTACGACAAAAGTTAGTAGGCCGGCTACAAGCGCTACTATATATAGTAACATATTCACTACAACAGTAAATAAAGTAGTTGTAGAAGAAACTAGTAATAATACTCAAATTAATATATACAATGGAACTACTCAGTTAGTCGCAGTTAACTCAACACCAACTGATGGACAATATAAAGTAACTATAACCAACACTTCTAACTGTACTGCAAAATTGGAGGATGATCATAAAACGATCACTCTCCTTACAGTAACAGGTAATTCTGGTGAGATACAGATAACTATTAATATTGAAGGAAAAACGAATGTCAAAAAGACTATACCAGTTGCGTCAATCACAAAAAGCTCTGTGATTAAATCTAATGAAACAAAATATCAACAATTATCTGATAAATTTACTTGGTGGGTTAAAGGTGATAGTGCAAGTTCAATGACACTAACAGAGAATGCATTGAATATAATAACACAACAAGTGAAAGTAACAGGAGATATGATAGTAGATGGCGCTATTGACGGTAAAACTATCACAGGTGTATCTATTATAGGAGGTACTTTTAGAAATCAAAATAATACATTTAGTGTAGACAGTGAAGGCAACATTATTGGCGCAAAAATGCAAGGTTCTGATATTGTAGGCTGTACGTTTAGAAACCAAAGTAATACATTTAGTGTAGACAGTGATGGTAATATAATCGGTGCACAAATACAAGGTTCTGAAGTTATTGGAGATAGTTTCTCAGTTGAAGGAGAGCTTACAGCTGACACCATAACTGCGAACAAAATAAACAGTGCCCAATACCCAAGCACATTGGAAGATGATATACAAATATCAATTAATAGTGGTGGTAATGATGACAATGAATTATATGACGGCGTATCTTTTGCCACAGTAACAGGGGCATTAGAGGCCTTACCTAAATTTCTAAATGGGAAAATAGTAAATATATGGATACAAGAAGATATTTATGAAAATATAGATGTTAGATATTTTACTAGTGGTAGAATTAACTTATATTTAGACGGCAATACTGTATATGGATGGATTAGAAGTTATATGAGTACCATTAAAGTGTATGTATATGGAGGCTATATGAAATTTGAAACTGAAAGGACAGGTGTAATTCATCCAAGTACAGGTTGTGCAGTTGCTAGTAGAACGGCTAGTTTGGTTGGACAGGAAAGTTCACCAATTAATGCTTATAGCTTAAAAATATATGGTAGTGATAATCCTTCCGGCAGTGCTACTACGATTGTTGGTATGGCTTGTGATTCCTATGCATCTGGATATTATAAAGATTTACAATTTATCAATTGTGATATAGGTTTTAGAGCAAATGCAGGAGGAAGAATACACGCTGCAAGTTCAAGTGGTGTATGTAGTCAATATGGATTCGAAGCTGTGAGTGGTGGAACCATTACAATAGCTAACAGCCCTCAATGTGGAGGTAGTAAATCAAATACCCATGTGAGTTTACCAGGTCAAATAATAGCTCCTACAAATGTTAACCATGAAGGAGGTAACCAAACTACAGACCCAGGTAATACAGCTCCTACTCCGACAACTACCAAAACTGTAACAATCAAATCTAATAGTGGTGATACTTATAGAAGTAGCGTATATAACAACTGGAAGAAAGATAATACCGCAAGACAGGGTGATTATGGATACGGTGACTGTAATGGATGTTGGTTCTTTGGTACACAATTCAACCAATTTAAGGGTAAAAACATAACTAAGATAGAACTTACCATCAAGAGATTATCTGGTGGTGTTCATTCAGCCGTGTCGGTAGTAGTTAAGACTCATAACTATGCAAGTAGACCAAGCGGAAAACCTTCATATGGTTCGAATTGTGGAAGTGTTAAAATAGCAGTTGGTGATACTGGTAAATTAACTATAACTAATAGTACTATACTTAATGCGCTTTCAGACGGTACTATAAAAGGATTCGGTATTCAGTCTGCTTATAATTCTAGTAGTTATGCAGTATGTTCAGGTAGCATAACTATGAAAGTAACATATAAAGAATAGGAGGGATTAATCAAAATGGATGCGATAAATACAATAAATATAATAGCTAAATTATACAAACAAGAATTAGCAGAAGCTAATCATCAAAAGGTACTAATTCAAGCACAATGTGAAATATATAAGCAACAAATCGATATGTTAAAAAAAGAACTTGAAGAATTAAAAAAAGAAAAAGAAAGTAATATGTAATAGGAGGTGGATTGCAAATGATTTTTACTGAAAGTACAATTAAAATCTCTAATAATGTTTCAAAAATGGATTCGACTATTGTACTTTATAGAGGAGATAAAAATATAGAGATAAGATTTACTATATTACAATCTCCTTTTAAATACAGTAATACAGTAGCAACCAATGTTATTGAATCAACTAATGCAAGTTATGGACAATTAGTAATAAAAACACCAAATGATAAACCCCCAATATTTAGTGAAGTAAGTGCCACTAAAGAGGGTACAGTATTATTTACTATCACCAAAGAAATGATTGACGAGATTGAAGAACTGGGTAATTATACATTCCAAATACGTTTATTAGATGAAAATAAACAAAGTAGGGTTACAATACCACCAGTTGAAAATGGCATTGAAATTAAAGAACCAATTGCAATTGAAGATGATAATACTACAAATGTGGTAGGATTAGCAAAAGCAAATTATGCCGTTGCTACATTATCAGATGTCGATACACCAACATTTGACGATAATGGAAAATATAATAAAACTAATTGGAACGATGGCGATATCATCACAAATACATCATTAAATAAAATTGAAGAAGGTATTTATACTACAAACGAAAATGTTACAGCTACTAAAAAATATGTAGATGATAAAATTACAGTTAAAATATTACCAGTTGATTATAATAAAAATTGTATTACAAATGTTGCTGATTTAGAACCACATAGTATTTATATGTCACCAAATGATGCTAAATTTTTATATTTAGCTTATGAGAAACTTAGTGGATCTCTTGTTGGTTTCCTTTTTACAGCTAAGGTTCATGGCAGATTTATTTATACTGGTGCTAAAGATGACACTATGATTGAAATTATGATAGAAGGAAGCTGTTATACGGTTCATTTTAAAACAGATACAGTAGATGGCCATGTAGAAAAAACAGTATTTTACTTGACTAAAAACAATACTACAGAATTTACGCCTACTAATGATTATGAACCAGCAACTAAGAAATATGTAGATGATAATACAGTAATATATCCATTACCAGTTCACACAATACAAGAAAATGATAAGACTATATTAAAGATTGTTAATATTATGGATTTAATTCCAGGTGTGCAATATTCTACTTATAGAGATATTAATCAAACTAAAACAGAGGGTTATCGTGTTGTATATATCTGTGATGATGGAACTTTTAAACTTATTTGTACTTTACCTGTAAAAGACAAAATTATACATCTACTAAAAGTACTCCATTCTACGAATTATAGTACATTATCATATCATAATACTGCTTATAAAGTTGATTATAGTAAACACAGTACAAATACTGATATACAAATAACTAAAACTCTACAAGATTATATACCTATAGCTAACATTACTGAATATAATCCTACTAGAGATTATCACCCTGCAACTAAAAAATATGTGGATGATAAATTTATTTGCACAGATATTGTAGATAATGTTGGAACAATACCTAAAGAAGAACTGCAAAAATGTAATAATGGTACTAGTAGATATGTATCTAGTATAAAGTTTAAAGAATTTTTTGCAGATTATGAGCATTGTATTTATCAAGGAACTTATGGTGATAAAAAAATACGTATGAAATATGATAAAGACCATAATAGAATGATAGCATACGATTTAACTGATGTTATAGAATTAGGTTTTGAGTTTGATAATAATTATATGTATCCATTTAATGCTGGAACAGATGAAGTAAAGGCTTATCAATTTACAAATGATTTAGTTATTACAAAAAGTCCTGTATTAAATCCTAGTGAAGTATTAACTAAAAATAATACATATGAATATACACCAACAACTGATTATAATCCAGCTACTAAAAAATATGTAGATGATAACACTCCTATAAAATCTCTTCCAGTGAATCCTACTACCAAAACTGGTGCCGTAGTCGATGTTAACAATCTAACAGTTAGCGGATGTTATGCTTTACCAAAAAGATCGGATGGTGCTCACTGGACAAATTTAATGATGAGAGCTATGATTAACGACGGTAGTGGTGAAGGTAAGTCATTATTACTTAGTGGTTATCAAAATTGTATATTTTATGTTAATATAGAGAGCAAAAAAATATTCTGTGATAATTTGAGAATTGTATATAATATTGGCACTACAGCTGATACAACTGATATAAGAACTGAACCATATTATTTACCTACTACTAATACAAAAGAATTTACACCAACTAAGGAATATCATCCAGCTACTAAGAAATATGTAGATGATAATAAAATAGGTTATATTAAAAGCGAAACTGTCGGCGAAACTATTGACACTTCAACTATGGTTAGTTCTTTTAGTAATAATTCGTATATATATGAAAGTAATAATGTTACTTACTTAGAGGTAGGCAAGGAATATCATGTAATAGTTAATGGGATTAGATATAGAGCGTTATGCATAAATAATATGCCAGGTAATGATCAAATATATGAATCAATAGCAGTAAATGGCGATGGATTTTCAATAGCAGTAATGAATAAAATAGGTTATAACACTAAATATTATCAGGATAATACTAAATGTGCTTATGAAATAAATTTAAGCGACGAATTATTAGCTGCTCCGCCAACAATACAAATATTAAAAATGGATATAGAATATATACCAACTTATTTAATGCCAAAAGATTTAGGAATATTAAATTCTATTAGCGTTAATCGTATAGGCGATATCGGAACAAGTAGTGCCGCAATAGGATATAAAAATACAGCAAGTAATGATTTTACATTTGCAATGGGTATGAACACAACTGCAAATGCTGTGGCTGCCCATGCTGAAGGTGGGTTTACAGTAGCAAATGCTAGTTATTCTCATGCCGAAGGTTTTAAATCTATATCTACTGGTCAATATTCACATGTTGAAGGTATAGTGTGTGAATCATCAGGACAAGGTTCACATGCTGAAGGGTATTATACAGTAGCATCTGGAGAGCGTAGCCATTCAGAAGGATGTTTTACTGAAGCCGCATCGCAATATCAACATGTGCAAGGTAAATATAATGTAGTAGATTCAACTGGTGCTTATGCCCATATAGTAGGTAACGGAGCAAATAAAAACGCTCGTTCAAACGCACATACTTTAGACTGGAAGGGTAATGGGTGGTATGCAGGTAAGTTATCTCAAGAAGGTACTCCTACTGAAAATAAAGATTTAGCTACTAAGAAATATGTAGATGATAAAGTTTCCAGTTTACCTCAAATTAGTTTTAATGAAAATGGAGAATTAGTCGTAACAATAAATGGAGTTAGCAAAACTTTTGTACCTAAAAATGTATAATTAAGAACAGGGGGCATATTTATGGATACAGAAATAATTATTGCAGTACTTGCATTAGTAGGGACCTTAGCGGGTTCCTATTTTAGTAACAATAAGCATACCGCTGTCATGGACGAAAAGATTAAAGACATAAAGAAAGACATAGCAACTTTGTCAGACCGAGTAGATCGTCATAATAATCTTGTAGAAAGAATGGCGATTGTTGAGGAACATATTAAAATGAGTGATAAAAATAAAATGGATAAAGAAGGAGATTGATAGTATGGATTTAAGTTTTATAAGTGAATATGCAGTACCAGTGATAGTTGGTATATGTTTGTGTGTGGGATATGTTATTAAAACTAGTTTCGCTAGTATAAACAATAAGTATATCCCTTTAATTATGGCTATTTTAGGAGTAGCACTAAACATATGGATAACTCTTACAATAAACCCAGGAGTATTATTGGGGGGATTATTTAGCGGTTTGGCAAGTACTGGATTGCATCAAGTATTTAAAGAATTATTAGAAAGCGAAGAAAAATAAAAGGGAGATGATTTTATGTCATATTTAGTTGGTATAGATGCAGGTCATGGTATGCATACTGAAGGTAAAAGAACACCTAAACTTATTGCTGACATTAAGGTTGATGGTAAGGTGATTAAAAAGAAAGGCGAAATAATACATGAAAATGAATGGAACAGAGCAGTAGCGAGATATTTAGCTGCGGCTCTAAAAAGATGCGGTATAGATTATTTTTACACTGCCGATATGACAGGAAAAACAGATGTGCCTTTACGTACAAGAGCAGCTAGAGCAAATAATAAGAACTGCGATATTCTTATAAGTTGTCACTATAATGCTTTTGGCGGATGTTCAAGCTTCTTAAACAGAAAAGGTGGACTACTTGTACTTAGAACTAAAAACTGCTCAAGTAAATCTATCAAATTAGGTAAACTAGCAGCTAAGCATTTAGCAAATGATATTGATTACGCATATTCTTATGGATTAAGAAGAGACGTGGATATTAGTGGATTTACATTAGCAATACTTAGACAAACAGATATGCCTGCTATATTAATCGAGTATGGATTCATGGATGTTTGGGCTGAGGCTAAGTTAATGCCTGTTCCAAGTCGTCAAAAGAAATGCGCAGAAGCTACTTGCAAAGCTATTTGTGAATATTTCGGTGTTACTTATAAAAAAGAAGCAGCTAAAGAACACACTAAAGATCCAGCAACTGCACCAAGTAAATATACTACTGGAGTATATAGAGTAACTACTGACGATTTAAATGTCAGAAAAGGCCCGGGGGTAAAATTTGAAAAAACAAATGAAGTCCATAAGGGCGACGCATTTACAATCGTAGATATTGATGGTAATTGGGGCAAATTGAAATCCGGTGAAGGTTGGATAAATCTTAACTATACAGAAAAAGTAAAATAATACTCTGCTCTACTCTACTCTATTTAAAAAAGGGCGTATACGTTTTTGTATGCGTCCTTTTAACATATTCTTTTAATTTTTCGTACGTTCATGTACCCCTCCTAATTGTGTTAGACATAAAATATACAGTTTTATGTTTTAGCTCTCTGAGGCTCTATTTTCGATTCTAAGCGTTTTTGGTCAGTATTATGTCAGTAAAATACGCATTTTTTACATCTTATATTATGAAAGAAAACTATATTTTTAAAGGAGTGTTTTATATGAAAAAATTATTAGGAATAACAATAGCAATGATGTTAGGAATTAGTATGATAGGATGTGAAAGTACTGAAGAAAACAATGCTAAAGTAGAAAAACCTGAAGTTAAACAAGAGGAACAAGTTGAAGTTAAAGAATCTGAAACTGAAAAAGAAAAAGTTGTACCTGAATTTGATAAGAAAGAATTAAAACATTATTTAACAACTAACTTATCAGAGGAAGAATACGATAAATATTTTAACAGCATTAAAGATGATGAAAATGGATACTATGGACGTCGAGTTATTGAATTTGATGGTTGTATACTAGACGCATATTTAAGAGAAGGATATGACACAAGATTTGAAATGTTAATGGCAGCAGGAGACTATAGTGAAGACGAAATAAATGGACCATATATAAAAGTTAAAGATGTAGCAGGAACAGAATTAGGAAATTTAGTATTTGGAAAATGTAATGTAAAAGTTAAAGCAACAATAGATAAATACGATAGTGAACATGGTTATCTAATGATAGACATATTAGAAATCAAAGCTAGATAAGACTAGCCCCTTCTGGGGCTTTTCTTTTTGCGCGAAAATAACAAGTCCCTTTATGAAAGAAAACTATATTTAAGGGAGAGGTTAGGTATGGATGAAATGAAATTAAATTTAGGTTCAAAATTTATGAGAAAGATGGTTTCAAAATTAATGAGCAGATATTTAAGCAAACAAATTGGAAGTAAAGTAACTTTAGATTTAAATGCATTAAATGTACGCTTTGATGATGGTGATACTGTTATAAAAACAGATTTGGAACTTAGAATGGATAAACATGAATTCAGAAGACTAATGAAGAAAGTAGATATAGATGAATTCTAAAGTATTAGCCCTATCAAGGGCTTTTACTTTTACGCGAAAATTACAACGTATATTATGAAAAGGAGTTGATATTATGAAAATATTAATAGGTTGTACTTTAATCGTTATAGGTAGTGTAAGAATAATAAAAACTATAAAGGATATAAGAAACGACAAAGAAGGTATATTCATAAATGTTAATGACGTTAAATAAGTATTAGCCCTATCAAGGGCTTTTACTTTTGCGCGAAAATTACAAGCACTATTATGAGAGACAGAGGTGTCTCTACCCCCTTTTTAATGATAATTGGAGCCTGAGCGGACATGGGCTCCTCTTTTTTCTTTTGGACATATTTGGAAAAATATGGTATTATTTATTTAAAGATTGGAGTTACGTAAGATGAAAAAAATAGTGTATCAAAAGGACATCGATAAAATGCCGAACCGAGACCGTGGCAATATACTATTAAAAGAAGGTTGGCGTTTAAAACAGTTATATTCAGAAGCAGAAACGGACAGAGAACAAAATGCATATTTTTGCATGTTGCGAATATTTATGCAAATGGCAGCTTATGATTTTGGTTTTAATAACGAGTACGACATGTACTCATATTTAGATGATAAAGGAGTCGATAAAGTATGATGAATGATGTAATTTTAGGTTTAATCTGTTTTGTATTAGGATTCATATTTGCACGTTGGCGTGTTACTAACAAATATTATCTTGGCAAAATGAAAGTTGATTACACAGATCCAATGAAAGATATTTATAGTATGCAAGTTGAAGATTTTAATAAAATAGATAAATCCAAATATGTATTGTTTAAAGTTGAACATACGCAGAAATAACAATGCCTATTATGAGAATAAAGATAAAGGAGATGGGTTTATGAATAAAGATAATAAGGTGTTATTGGAGAAAGTAATAAATGATCGTCTTAACAAAGCGTTAGAGGATAATGACGATACTAGCACAAACTTTGACGAGGCTATGGCAGCAATCGATAGACAAAAAGATTTAGACTCTGATAAAAGAGATAAAATAATCAAACTTGTCGAAATCGGAGCGGCTGTAATAGTTACGCCAATTATTGAGGCTAAATGTCGAAAATTATTCGCTGAAATGATTTGTTCATTCGAGAAAGATTATACTTTCACAACAACTGCCGGAAAGGCTTTATCAAAATTATTTAGACTTTAGATAGATTTTCAAGCTCAAGGTTATGGTAACATAGCCTTTGAGTTTTCCACGCGAAATTTACAAGCACTATTATGAGAGAAAGAAAACAGTATAAGGAGCGCCAGTAATGGAATTGCTTACTGCTAAAGTCTTTTTCTAAGAGAAAGGAATGAGTATTAATTATTAATAGCTGATGGAACCGTACAACGTGATATTAATTTACGTCATGAGCGGATTGAAGGTCAATTCCTTTTTCTTTTATTTTTCGAAAGGAGTGGTAATATGAATTTAACTCAAATAGCGTCTAAGACACAACTTTATACTAAAAAGAATGCATCGACTATATTAAGTTGCTTAGGAGCTTTAGGAGTTGTAGGAACGACACTGTCAGCTATTAAAGCAACTCCGAAAGCTATAGAATTATTAGAAGATGAAGAAGATATGAAGATAGAACGAGACGGCCAATATCTTACAAATTTTGAAAAAGCGCTTGTTGTAGCGCCTGTATATTTTCCAACTATACTATTTGGTACAGCCACAATAATATGTATATTTGGAGCAAACGCATTGAATAAAAAGAAACAAGCAGCGCTTACAAGTGCTTATGCATATTTGAATTCATCTTTCAACGAATATAAAGACAAAGTCAAAGCTATATACGGTGAAGATGGAGAAAAGAGAGTTCGAGAAGAAATAGCAAAGGATAAATATATTCAACAATCTATACCGGAATCTGATAAAGATATATTGTTCTTTGATGAATATTCAGGACGATATTTTGAATCATCATTATTTAATTTACAAAATGCTGTATACAAATTAAATAGGACTTTCGCATTAGAAGGCTATGCTAATCTAAATGAATTTTATAGATATATAGATTTGCCAGAAACTGAATATGGTGCAGTGTTAGGCTGGTCAGGATTAAAATGTTGGGAAGTATGTAACTATGCTTGGATTGAAATTAAATGGGAAGATATGGAATTACCAGATGGTTTGGTAGCACAAGCAATACGTTTCACTATACCACCTGAAGAAGGTTATGAAGAATGGTAAGTACGCAAAAATTACAACGTATATTATGAGAAGATTATATTTTAAAGGAGATGGGTTTATGAAAACTAAAATTGATACAACAGCATTATTATCTATAGGAGCTACTGTACTAACTATAGCAGCAACATTAGTTGGACAGAAATCTAACGATAAGCAAATGCAAAAAGCAGTTCAAGAAGAAGTAGCCAAAGCTCTTGAAAATATGAGCAAATTAAGTGAATAGTAAAAGAAGTACGAGTCTTGCATAGACTTGTACTTTTTATTTTAATTAATAAAGGAGAATGATATTATGAAAAAACAAGATTTAAGAAATGGTATGATATTAGAAAAAAATGATGGTGTAAGAGGTATTTATCATGATGGAGATATGGTGGATTTAAATGGTAG